ATTGCATCTCCAACATCCGACAGTCTATTGCCCATTTGCTTCTGTGCCTCAAGAGCGCCGAGAGTTCTAAAAAGACCGAGAGCGTTTGCTTTTTCCTGTAGTCCTATTCTTCTCTGCTCAAGTTCTAGGCTAGCCTTGTCAACGTAGTCTTTGTAGTCACCCTGATAGATATTCTTCAGTTTTTGCTGGAACTGGCTTTGTAGTCCTTCCATCTCGTTTGTGAACATTGACTGTGCGACGCCCTTCCACGTGTTCTCGTATGTTGATATGACGTTCCTTAGTAGTTGTCCTTTCTCACCACTGTCGCTTTCCATCTTGTTCATCCACTCAATGAACTTGTTGGGGTTCTCTATTTCGCCTGCCTGTCCCCATCCTTGAAACACTTTTTCATATACTGCAGCTCCAATCCCTGCGTAGAGGCTGTCAAGTGACGCAGTATCAGCATTCGCAACACCCATCTGCTTAGCAAGTGCCCTCACGTATTTCTCTGAGTTTGGCGAGTTTGCTGGTATTCCGAACTTGTTCATTGCCAGGTATTTGCCGTATACTGACCAGTTTCTGTGTAGTTTCTCACTACTCCAGCCTGATCGGTTTTGCTGGTTTTGGTTTGATTGACTTTGCTGAATCTGCTGAATTTGCATTTTTCTTCTCCATCTGTATTCTTCTGGCACAATCAGATGTAAATCTACATCCATGTTTGCACCTCCAGTTGTATTATAAATCTTGTTGAGAGCAGATTAATACCATATTAATACCATAAGGTTCTTGGCACTACGAAAACTCTAATTCCGTAGATGTTGATGAAACTGTTATTTCTCCTGTTCAGGTTGATGACGAGTTTCAGTCTCTGGAACTGCGACTGCGGTCTCATCACATAACTCTCAATGTCCTCCTGACTGCTATTAATCACATACGCTATGTTTGACCTCATGATGCCCTGACCAATACCAAAACCACTCCAGTTGAAGAACTGATGTATTTCTGGTGATGGCTTTAGGGTTGTGAATATGACGATGTCGTCTCCGCTAGGAGGACCGCTACTGTCCATCATGAGTATCGCCTTCTCAAGTGTCTTCACAAGCCTCACATCGGCAACAATTCTGTATCCAACAATCTTTATGTTATCAACCACGTGCTCAACGTTCGGCAATGGAGTTTCATCCTCCACCCACTGGTCTCTAGTTCCGACTAGTGTGTGTGGTGCGATACCCTCAATGACATCAAATTTTCCCCATCCATCTCTGTCATCATCGTAGTATCCTTTGAACTTGCCGATACCGAATATGTCTGTGCCGTAGAACCTGTCACGGTATGTGCCTCTTATCACATCCACATACACACCAAAGTTATACATCACACCATTGACCATGTCAATTGCTATGGTGCGCTCTGGTGAGATAAGAGAGTCAATGTAATGAAAATATCTGCCGATGTATCCATTAGCTTCATTGGCTGTGATGAGTAGGATGTTGAGGTCTTTGATTTTTGATAGGTTTGCTCTGCCAAGAGTTTTGAGTAGTGAGTTGCTGATGCCGTTTATGTTGAGTTCCTTTATCACCGTGCCTTTTGCGAAGTATAGTTTCCTATCGCCACCGATGAACACACAGCCATCAAGAATTTGTATTGCGGTTGTGTAGTTTCTGTCAGGATTACCACTCTCATCCACCACTTCGTATAGTTTCATGTCCGATACTTTCTCAAACATTAGTATGCCATTGTTGTCAAACATGATGTATATGCCGTCGGTTGTGAAGATGTATGCATACGTCGTGACTGGCACAATCTCAATCACCCTCCCTGTGAACTTCTTGACATCCGTTGGAATGTATGATGCCTGCGATGTGATGAGTATCTCGTTTGGCGATGACTTATTGATGTATATTAGCCTATACATGAAACTGTATACATCAAGAGCCCTGATGTCAATATACTTGACGTTCCTATCATCCGTTGTGCTGGGACTAATAATCGTATGGAATGGATACAAACTCGCTTCGTATACCGCATTACTCGCCTTGACAAGGTTCATGTTGTATACTTCGTTGTCAGGCTCAAGGTATAAGATAATTCTATTGCCCTCGTTTATAGCATCATCTACTAGTGAGTTATCGCCCGTCCTGTCGCCTATTTTTAGGAGGCTACTGTCCGAAAGGTTTGCGTAGTGCTCAACAGGAACTATGCCCGCTGATGATAACACCGATGGCACAATCGCTCTTATGTCCTCATCTCCAAACTCAACAGTTGCATCATACTCGCCAGTTGTAGGGGGGTTAAGTGTCTCTGGGAGTAGCGGTATACTGAAGTCAAGAATATACTTCTCTGCGCTTGTCTGGTCAGCGTTTGGTATGTTAATCTTTGTGAGCGAGTTACTGATTGATGATAAGTCCTCAAGAAGCGTGAGTGTTATCTGTGGCTCTTCCTTACTCGCTATGCTTGGATGCAATATTTTAGGAATATAACCACCAGTGCCAGTCCAATTAACTTTGAAAGCGATGTCCATGATGTAGTATTGAATGACACTACTATACTCGCTCTGCATTGTCTTGATGAAATACACGAAATGATATATAGGGGCACTGCTACTGCTGTCGTAGTATGCCCAGAGTAGTTGCGGTCTCATCACAATGCTATTCAAGATAATATCACCACCTACACCTGGCATCTGGAGTTTCAAGCTGCCACTGAGTGTTTTAGGTGAGTAGCAGACAAAAAGCGTTCTCTCGTTTGTAGTGTCATTTGTAGGAAAATCTCCATTCCTCAATACGAGCTTCCAGTTTCCTGACGATGTGTCATATATCCAGTAGAGGGTTGACTTCCAAAAGTATTTCACAGGGCTCCCATAAGAAATTATAGTTTCACTTGACCAAAGCAATGTGATTGGCAGGAGAACGAGCGGTCTTTGAGGATAATTTGTTTCATCGTAATAAAACATCCTCCTCCACATCTTTACTTGGGGCGAAAAGCGATATGGGTTAGAACTGGTTCCGTTCCCATCAACTATTGATGATGATGGGGGGGATATAAATAAATAGGGAGCGGTTATTACCCATATTTGCCCAATGAGAATATTATCTGGACTAGCGTTAAAAAAATAAAAGTATGATCCATCATAACGAATAACTCCATTACCGTCATTAGCTTCATTTGCGTAGAAAATCATATTAATTAATCCATCAGAAATAGGACCAAACCCTTTTCCTATAACTGGCATCATCGCCCTTGCCCTGTAATCATACAAAATATGAGTCAATCCATTTCGGCTAAATGTGTCAGTGTATCTTGGGGGGAAGGCAGAAGAATTCGCATCTCCTCCACTTCTAAGATGTTTGATGTAGAAATTTGCTGTATCTCTGTATATTGCACATGCACCGAGAGTGCTTTCGTTGTCTGGGTTAGTTATTGAGCCATTGTTCACCCTTGCAATCTGTGATAGCCCCATGCCATTCAGGTGGAATGAAGAAAAACCATCAGTGGCTCCATCACCCAGCACATCGGCAGGAAGGTCAGTGTATGAAGAGATTGGCGAATTATCGTTTATTGTCTCTTCTATATACCTTATTTTATCGCCAGAGATTGGTCTCCTGTCTAGTTTAAACTTCACCACCCTCTTATTTGCAGGGTTAACGACGAAGATTTTGTTTCCTGACGGGCAGACTTTCTTGGTTGATACATCATCATTAAAGCCCTGGCATTCAATCCCGTTGTATACCTTTTTGGTTATAGTGTCATACTGGACGTAGTAGTTGTGAAACTCGTGTTGCCAGTTCTCGTTTACTTGGTATCTAAACAGGATTTTGAGGAACGCTGGGACCAATGATTTCCTTGGCTTCTTCTTGTAGATTTTGTTATCTGACGTGTTGACTGCGACGATTTCGTTGTTGTATGAAAGTGCTCCGCGATAGCCACTTTCAAGGATGACGAGTTTGTCCTGTTGGTTGTAGACCACCTGCTTGTTGGACTTTATCTTGTTTCTGACATGGTTCATTGAGTCGTACCAGTTATTACTGCCAGACAGTGTCTCATCAGGGATTTTGAATTTCTTTTCTCTCAATACGCCGTCACTTGACGGTACAACTCCAATTGCGCATTCCAGTCCATCGGCAGTTTCCTGTAGGTTTACTGTGTTCTGAGGGGGGATTATTTCTCTTGGTTCTGGCATACCTATACCTCGTGAACGAACCTTACAGGTGTTGTTGATACTGTTTTGTTTTCTCTTATTGCTGGTCTCTCCTTGTCGCCGTAGACATAGTTCATTAGTCTCTTGAGTTCCTCTTCCGCCTTCCTTCGGTAATACATGCTTTCGTTCTCCATCCTCATTCTGTCGTAGATGTATTCGCACGTTTTGTATACTATGGCGTCTTTGAAGTCCTCTGGCATGTCAATCACATCGTTTGCGCTTGAGAATAGTTGCGTGTCAATGTAGTCAAATGCCAGGTTGGGTAGGAATACAGAAAATGTGTAATCGTCTGGTGGAAGTGTAATGGGATTTGAATAGACTGTGACGCCATCCTTGAGAGCTCTTGATGGTCTGTCAAGAGTGTAGTAGACGACTAACCTGTCAAAATACACATTGCCACTTAAGCCACGACGAAAGAATATAACAGGCTGAGGGATTACAATTTTGTTTAGGTCACTTGCATCAATTGTAATGTCATACCTTTGGTTTATTGACAAGGCTGTGAGGTCATTTGATGTAGAGGATGGGGCTTGTGGTACTGGAGATACTGACAAATACGATGCGCCACCACTCCAGAAATACGGTGACGTTGACGATATATCGTCAAGAGGCTCGTTTCTAAATCTTATCTCATACAACATGTTTTTGCCGTAGAGGTAGACATTGGTTATTGTCAGTAGAGATGTTGGGAGCTGGCATGCGTATGGCAGGTTGCCATATACGTATGTGCTTGTGAACTTGTTGAAGAAGTAGTAGTTTTTGGAGAAAGGGAATACCCTGAGGTATCCCCTTTTTTTGTTTAGCCCGAGCGTTTTTAGTATCGTGTTGACGACATCCTGAATGATTGGGAGTGACATCTGGCTTGTGCCGAGTGTGAGTGAGTATAGGTTCTCGTCGTTGACAATAAACTTTATTTTCTCAAGGACGTCGCCGACCGTCATTTGACGAATATCTTAAGTGGGCTCGTTGACACCACTACACCAACAACCTCGTTTGCGTCCTCTGTTGTTCTCTTCTTGACCCTGCCGTTTGCAGTTGCCACAACCTCATCGCCAACTGCTGGCGATGTGTAAGATGCATCCGCGATGACCTGCGTTATTCCGTTAATGAGTATCCATGTGTAGGCGGTTGTGTTTCTGGGTATGTTGGCAACGAGAACTCCTTTTGGAGCTGCTCTTGAGTCTGTTGTTGGCGACACCTGAGTGTCCGATGTCCAGGCTACAACAGTCCACTTGTTGTAGCCACTGCCTGCTGGCGTTGTGATTTTTGCGAGCTTGTATATGTTGCCGTCATGTGACACTCTGAGTGACCCTACGGGCTCAAGCGCATTGGTTGAGAACGAGCCAATGTCAATAGCAAATGTCTTCCACATAGTTACCCTCCATGATTTATGGGGTGCTCACCCCTTATGAAGTTGGGCTACCAACGTTAATCACTTTTGCCTGAGTTCTTCTTCTTATGCACGCGAGCGTCCATTCAATCTCAACGATGGAGATAAGTGTCCTTGCCTTGCCTGACGGGTCCTCAACTTTGAACTCTGGTGGGTTCATGTCAAGCGACTTATACGGCATCATTATGTCATCAGTTGACAGGAAGTACATCGTCCTGTCGGGTATGAACGGGTCATCAACGATTGTTAGCCCATTGAACTTGACGTTGTCAAATCCAACGTCAACTAGTGACTTGTCCTGTAGTACCACCTGTGGGAATATAGCGGCTTTGATGAGCGAGTAGATGTGCCCTGTTGTTAGCACTAGGTTCGGTCTTAGTTCAGGCTGACCCTTTGAAATCCTGTAGACCACGTCGTTGATGAACAGGTCAATTGTTCTTACGTCTGTTGTTCCGTATGTTGACAGTAGTGCTGTGTCGCTACCGACAGCGTATGGATACGCTGCGTCTGAGGCGTCAAGCACAAGCGGGTTCCATGACGGGTAGAGCGTTTCGTCAATTCCTGCGTAGTTGTTGTTTGGTGTCAGGATAACCTCAAGTCCTGTTGGCGCGTTAGGGTCAACTGCTGGGTCGCCGTAGATGAGGTCAAGTAGGAACTGCTTCTTGACGCTCTCCTCAAGCTCCTTCATTTTGTCGGTGACCAGGTCAATTATCTTTGCCTCGCCTCTGTTGGCTTCAAGCTCATCCTTTGAGACTGAGATTGCCTTTTGCATTATTCCGAGCTGGATCTCACCGACTACTGGGTTCCCCACTCTTGAAGTTTCTATGACATCGTAGAACCTTTTTCTCTGAGTGGGTATGTCCGTTTCAGTGAGCCTCACTCTGAACTCGTATGATATTCCGCCAACCAACTTCTTTTTGTTTTTGCCCAGGATTGTGGCAAGTGCTGACGACTTCCACATCCTATCAACGACCTCGTTGAAGAGGTCGTAATCACGAATAATTGTGTTTAGCTCTTGGCGAAGGTCCTCCAAAGTTGCCATTTTACTCCCTCCTTAATTTCTTCTTTTCGTCCCCCCTTTAGGCTATTCCTCTTTGCTTCTTGATAATCTCTGCTATCTCGTACCACGACTTATTCTTTATCGTGGTGCTTATGTCTTCCTTTGGCGTTGTCTTCTGTGGCTTGATTGCCTTGTTGTCCTCCGTGACCCTCTTATTTTTACTATCAATCTCCGCTATCGTTTTTCGCAAGTCCGTGATGAGGTCTGGGCTGTCAATCCCGACTGCGAGCATCATCTTAACAAGCTCAGTCTCATTCATTCCAACCTCCTTTGCAACTATTGGCACGGTCTGCTCCCAGTATTTCGCCTTTATTCTCTGGAACTCGTGTGGCGGTATCTGCTCATACCAGTATCCTTTTGTTTGCTGTTCCTGAGTTTTCTGTTCCTCTTGTTCCTGTGTTTCCTGTTCTTGTGTCTGTGCTTCGGCTTGTTCTTCTGGCTGTTCTGCCTGTAGGTCGTTTTCGGGTTGCACTTCTTTCTGTTCTTGTTGCTCTTGTGGTTCCTGTTGTGTCAGCTCACTTTGGATTTTGTCACCGAGGTCCATTACTGACCACCTCCCTGCTGTTGCGGTGGCATTTCACCGCCTTGCTCTGGTGCCTGTGCCTGGTTCATCTGGTCAATGATTGCCTTTACGATTAGCGCGAATACGAACTTCTGTGCGTCTGACTCTGTGTAGCCCTGTGATATGAGCTTTTGTATCATGTCCTGTATCTGCTGTTGCTTTGACGGGTCCTGCATGATTTGTAGTGCCATCTGGATCACCTCGGGTGTGACTAGAGCGGGGTCAATGCCGACACTTCTCATGAATGCCTCGCCCTCAGGTGAAAGGGCTGGCACCTGCTGTGCCTGAGCTTGTTGCTGAAATGCTTGTCCTAACGGCATATTGCTTCCTCCCATAATAAGATTGCCAACGTTTTTCACCAGTTCTTTACTGACAAGGTCATTTATGCTAAATTTGATTTCCTCCTCACCGAAGAAGTATGGATAATTTCTTCGTATGAAGTCAAACACTACTTGTGGTGGCATTACGCCCGACTGCGCAAGTTTTATCATCGCGTCAAGAATGCTGTCTGTGTTTCGTGTGTCCGCGATTGTTGGCGTTGCGTTGATTTCAAACTGCTCGTTATCCACCAGCTCGTCAATGAGGTCAAGGTCTTCTGGAGTGAAGCCGAACTTAACTCTGAACTCGTCGTATGTTGAGATTGTTTTTGCGACGAGCACTACTAGCCTTCGTAGCATCTGTGTTATCATTGGGACCTTGAGCTGCAGTCTTGAGAGTGCGATGTTGTATAGTTGGTTGACTGCAACACCACTTGTCACTGACTGAGGTCTGACACCGCGGAGTATCTCGTTTATACCGAAAATATCGTCTGCGAGTGCTGATGACAGGTTGTATGCCTCAAAGTTGAAGTTTAGTCCGATTCCGCGGTCAACTGCGATGTCGCTTCCTTCTGGCACTGGTATCTTTGCGCCTGGGTATAGCTCAACTTCGGTTGCTGGCATGTTTCGTATTTTTGCTATTCCGAGAGCTGTTATGCCCATTACGAGGTCTGAGTAGGATATGAGCTTGTTGATGAATATCTGGATGTCCTTGGCTGCATACGCTTCGGATATCTTGTAATCAAACATGTTGGTTATGTCGGGAGAGGATGGTATGAGTACGTATGGGTAGTCGTCAATTGGTGGCATGCCACTAATGACCTTGTATGACTTGTCGTTTTCGTTGTAGTTTAGTAGGGGCGATGTGTCCCAGTCGTATGAGATTTGTCTTCTGCCTGTCTCAATTATCTTGAGGTCTGAGACCTTGCCAGTCTCCTCGTTTTTTGAGTAGATGGCGTAGTATATGGAGTATGTGTCTGGCAGGTTGAGTTGGTCATATCTTGGTGTTGTGAGTGGTCTTAGTGGGTTATCTTTGAGCGCTACGTATCTTTCAACGATATACGACACTTTCCTCAGGTTCACCTCGCCCATCTGCGTGTATATGTTGTGTAGTGGGATTTCCTGTATCTCAACTTTCCTGAGTTTCGGCAGTGGGTTGAATTTGATTACCGAGACGCCAGTTATCATTGAGCTTGCGAATGCTGATGCTATGACACCGAAGTTCTGCGGGTCGGAGATAATAGCATTGACTGCATCCTGTAGTTTTCTTACAACACTCTTATACTTCTTATCCTGTGCGTCCAGTGACAGTCTCGGGTATGACTGAACGAAGTATGCGGTCAGTGTTCGCTTGTATCCGATGATTTTGTTGTGCACTCTGGACGGGATGTTGTCAAGTGATATCCTTTCCCAGAAGTCGTTTCTCCACTGGTCGCCCATTGCGAACCTTGAGATGAAGTAGATGTCCTTGTAGTGGTTCTGGAATATCCTTATCTCCTTGCCGATCTTTTCCAAAAGCGCAATATCCTCTTTCTTCATAACACCTCTTCCCCGTATCTGTTCTTAATGTAATCCATTGCCTGCCTTGGTGTCATCTTGAGCCCATCAATCAGGATACGCCCGTATCTTGTGTCCTTTTCTGTCAGTTCCCTTGCGTGCTCTCCGCAGATTGGGCACTTTGTTCTTTCTGGGCGGTTACCGAGCGTTATGTGCTTCCTTTTGCATATGAAGAACTTCATAGTCTCAGTAGCTCGTCCTCTTTCTTTTTCTGCTCGTTATCAACTTCACTCTGCTTGTCTTTGGTTTCCTTCGGTGCGTTAACCATTTTCTCAAGTCTCATGACCTTGAAGTGTAAGATGAGCGACATTGTGAATGCGATTATTGACAGTGCAAGTGACAGGATGTTGAGGAATGTAATCATGATACACCTCCACCATCACCGCCACCTCTTGCTCTGCGTCTTCTTCTCATTCTTTTTATCCACAGTATCATGCTCTACCTCCCTTTTTTCTTAGTTTCATCAAGGTTTTGGCGAGGTTCACGCGTCTTAGGAGTTTCCTTTCGGATGGTGTGAGTTTGGATTTTTTGGCTTTTTTGCGTAATCTTGATGCCACCTGGTTGAGTTTTGTCATTGTGACTTTCTTGACGCCGAGTTGTCTCTTGAGTGCGCCTTTGTGCTTTATTGCCTTCTGTATCCACTTTTCCGCCATGTTCACCTCCCTACAGTAAACTATATCTACGCACTTTCGTATTTTCAAACTCAAGTTGCTTTTTTGTCAATGTTTCTTGTGAAACGCTGCTTTGGGTTTCAAGAGACAGTGGGTCAATGAGGTCGGTGAGTATGAGTGTTGCGGAGATGAAGTCTTCTGGCTTCTGGTTGTTCTTCATTCTGAAGTCTGTGAGTTCTTTTGCCATCCTGTAGTGGATGTCAATTGCCTTTCTTGATATCATTTCTTTGAGCACGTGCACTCTTGTTGTCTTCCCTTCGTTCCCGATATACACGCCCGCCACCTTGCTGTTTGGTGGCTTGTAGAAGTTTGTGTAGCCCATGCTTGTTGCTATCTCGTAGAGCGCTATTCCTAGCCCGTTTCGTTCAAACGAAATCACCGAGTATGTGCCGTAATACTTCCTGATTACGTGTATGAGCTGTTTGGTGAATGCTGATATGCTCTCGTTGTTTGAGAACAGTGCGCCGTAGAGTGTCCCGACTTTTGAGTAGAAGAGAGCGACTGAGAAGTCCTTGCCAATACCGCCAGCAACGTCAACACCAATGACTATCTGGTTTCTGTAGTCTGGCGAGTTGAAGTATGGGAACTCCTTGAATATCTCAAATATTCCGAAGCTCCCTTCTTTTTTGAATAGTGCGAATGCGTCCTCACTTGCCGATATCTCACTTTCAATGATCTTGCCCGTTGACATGTCCTCAACGAGCATTAGCCTTCTTGTTGGATACTTGATGACCTGCTTCATTTCCTCTTCGGTCATTCTGACCATGTCAACCTCAATTCTGTAGTAGCCGAGTATCCTTGCCTGGTATTCGTCCTCATCGGCTGACAGTGCTCTGATTTTCTCTGCGGTCTGTGCGAAGATATTCTCAGTTGTTGCCATCTCAATGATTGCGAAGTTATTCTCATCCCAGCGCTTGTTCGTTGCGATGAAGTAGTCGTAGATGAAGTCCACCTCCCTGAGTGGCGTGTATGCCATTATCACCTGACCCTGGGTGTCAATTGTCCTTGCGTATGCCTCGTCAAATGTTGAGCTTCTTGGCGGTCGCTCATCAAACGCTACGAAGTCAACACTTGCCGACTGGAACGTATCATCATCTGATTGACCACTTTTGGAGTTCACGGTTGTCTTGAAGATGGTGAATGTGTTGTGTTTGGTGTTCCACCTTGCTTTTTTATTGTCACCAATGAGATCCGCGATTTTGCGTGCAACGATGTTTTTGCCCATGTCGTAGTTGATTGTCACGACCCATATGACGTTCTTGGGGTTCTCAAGAGCCTTGACGATGACAGCGTATGCGAGTGCCGTTGTCTTACCACTCTTATTCCCTCCTTTTGTAATCACAATCTCTCTCTTCTTGACAAAGATTTCCCAAAGGAATAGCCACTGCTTCCTGTGTAGCCTCATCTTGAGAAACGGGTGTTTTTTCTGGAAATACCTGATTGTCCTGGCAAATGCAATCAGGTCGCTTCTGTATTTGCGCTTCGCAATCTCAAGTGTTGTCTTGAATTCCTTTGTCTTGTATAGGAAGTTGTCGTAAATGATTTTCTTTACTGCGTTTCGCGCCTCCCTGACAATACTACTCTCAACGTTAGAAGCGATTGGGTAAATCATAGTTCGTCCTCTATCGGCTGTGTCACCGCGCTTGACTTCTCCTTTCGTTCAAGCGCCTTGACCATGATCTCCAGTATCTTGACCCTCTCTTTATCATCAAGGTTCTGAGAGTTAACTTGCGAGTAGCAGTATGCGAGTATCCAGTCCCAGTTGACATTCTTCGCCTCATCAAGCATGACATCCTCAACCATCGCACTCTGTAGAATTGCTTTTATCTTCTTTCCCCACCTTGAGATGAATTTCTTGTATCCGCTGTCACCCCCCTCATACACCCTCTTGTAGGCATCAAGGACCGTAGTCTTCTCCTTCCTGATTATGTCAATCACCTCTCTCACTCTAGGCGGCAAAAGCGCCATCTCAAGAAGTATGTTGCTCTGCTCGTATTTAATTTTCCTTCTTCCTCTTCTCATCTTCCTCAAGTATCTTCTGAAGGTCCTCCTTCGTTAGGGCAACAACGACCTTTGTAAGGTCATCTGCGCCAGACCTGTACCTCACAAACACAACGTCTGGGAACGGTATTCCCCTTGCAGTGCAGAACTTGTATATCCTCGCAAGCGCAAGAGGCGACAGCGACTGCTTAAGCCTCTTCCTGACAAGCGAGAGTTTCTGGAACGTGAAGCCTATCTCATTAGCAAGTGTCTTCATGTTAACGAACTTCGCTATGTCATCAAGCAACCTTTTGTGAAGACTAGGGACCTCATCATATGAGGGCTTTGTCATGATGAAATTATAAACAATCAGTTCACGGGTTGTCAAGTGTAACCTGGGACGCAACTTGTCAAAATTGACAAGCAACTTGTCAAAATTGACAAGTCTCCGTTATTAAATCGTAAGATTTAATAACGAATAATATATATTCCCTCATATAAGCTCCTGGAGTACTATATGTGTATGTACCCTAATATAGCTCTCCTATATATTTATTCCCGTTTATTATTTTTCTTACGAAAAATAATAAACGAAGCACTTGCAAAAACTGCTTCGTGAGCCACACTTGACAGTTGAACGTTGAGTTTATTATAATTACCCCAGGTTTGTTAGTATCTGACAGGGGGTGTGTAGGGGATGGAGCCTTTGATATAGGCTTCATTCCCTGTTTTGCTCAAACCATTCCAAAGTTTGGGGGTGGCGTAGAAGACATAGCCACTCCCATGTCATTATCGTTTCTTATCCATAAGCCACCCTTTGCCCACATGCCTCTAAAGTTAAGGGGGGAGCCCTCTAGCGGTTCCTCCCTTTACCTCAAACCAAACAAAACCACCTTGATTGTGAAAAAAAACTTGACAAGTGAACTGTGAGTTGATTATAATATTTGTGAAGACTGGGGACTTGTTTTTTTTAAGAGGATGGGTGGAGACCACCACTTCCTCATAAAAGAAAGGGAGGGTTGTATGGAAAACAGATGTAAAAATTGCAAGTTCTGGAAGAGGTTCCCTGAGGGAGCCTTCCAGGAATGGGGCGTTGATGGCAAGAAGTTTGGTGGGTGCCTCTTCATCAATCACATTGATGAGAGGCACATCTACGACGACGAGGGCAATATCGTTGGGTCAGGGCTCTCAGGTAAGCCTGAGAGTAACTCAATGAACATTATTGACTATGACCCAACATATTGGGTCCTTGTTGGTGAGGATTTTGGTTGCGTAAATTTTGTTAAAAGGGAAGACTAGCGCTTCCCTATATCAAGGGGGGACACCATGGAAAACAAAAAATTTCTTGATATCAGGAATGATGCTGTTTCAGGCGAAATCAAGCCTGACAGCATCAAGAACAGGCTCATGGAGATTAACTCCATTCAAGAGTTCGTCAAGTCTCTTCTCAAGCCTGGAGAGGACTACGGTACAATCAAATACACCAAAAACGGCAAGGAAATGGAAACAAAGCCATTTTTATACAAGAGCGGTGCTGAAAAGATAGCATACGCTCTTGGACTGAGGATACTCGTTGACATAGTTGACAAGGTCGTTGATGAGAACGAAATCGCCTACACAATAAAGTGTAGGCTCTTTAGGAACGACGATGTTGTTGTCAGTGAAGGCTTCGGCGTCGCATCAACTAGTGAATATAAGTTCTGGAAACAAGTGAACGAAAGCATGAAGGCTGGAATGCCGAAGGATGTCGCAATGAGGTCAATTTCTAACACCATACTCAAGATGGCTGAGAAGAGGGCTGTAGTTGATGCAGCCCTACACATCTTCGCACTCTCTGGCTTCTTCAGCCAGGATGAAGACTACGTGAAGGAGGAAATCAAGAACGAAGGCGGTCATGTTGAAACACCGAAACCGAAACAGCAGAAGCCCATTCAAAAGAGTGAGCCGATATCAGATGTTGATGATGGCTCAATACAAGAGAGCATTGAAAACGTAATCATTGAACAGATTGAAATTCTCATGGACAACGAACTGATTGACAAAAAGTTCGTAGACTACCTCTCAACTAAGGACATCCTCAGTAGACTGAAACTTCTACACTGGAAAATCAAGGAAATCATGAAGAACAACCCTGACCTCGCCGAAGACCAGGCAACAATGCTTCTAGACATGAAAGCCGATCTTGAATACCTCATGGGCGAAACAAAAAGGGGGGGCGTATGAAAGAGATTTTGAAGGAAATCGCAAAAAAGGCAACCAAGCAGAAACTAGAGGAGCTTCAGGGGCTCCTCAAGGTTGCTGGCAAGGAATACGAAAAAGAAGTCTCGTCCTACCTTCAATACCTCTACGAAGCACCAAGCATCGTCCTAAGAATTAGCCTTGAAGATGTCATTGACCTCGTCCACCTTGCGCTCTTGAGGAAAAGGTCAAAACACAGAGCAAGTATTGAAAGAATTACCAAAGACATCATCTCTCTAAGAGGCGGGGGCGATGAGTTTTACAAGAAAGAGATGATAAAAGTCTACAAGGGGATGGTTGATGTTCTATGCGATGATGATGGCGACGATGGCGGTGACATTGGCGAGGGCTTTGATGAAGACAGCTCCGAAGATGAGGAGGCTACACCTCCTCAAAACATAAAGCAAGTCATACAGCAAAAGATAGATGATATCCAAAGAAAAGAGGAACTCAAGAAACAAGAGAACAAGGACATGAGGATAATCTTCGCACAGGCTCAGGACATCTGGAACGCCTGTGGCTTCCAGGGCAAAGTCCCAAAAGACTTCGTATTCGCATTAAGATCCAGATTAAGAGAGTTCGGATTTGATGCAATCATGGGATGCGCGGAATTGTTTTTGTCTAGAAAGACTATTGGCATGGGCTGGAAAATGTTTGTGTCGCAAATTCCATCACTCGTATCAATCGTAAGAATGAGAGACAACCCAGCCCTAATCGCAAAGAAAGAACTCGTGGAAAAACTCTATAGCAGCGTAACAGCAAGGAACGACAAGGTCACCGAAGAATTCTACATCCCTCTCTACTACGCACCATACCTCCTCATAAGAGCCAAAGTAGACGAAGTGAGAAGACTTGAAGATACAAGGCTCCTACCAAAACTCACAACAATCATTGTGAGGGCATTCAGGGAATTCAAGTCAATGGACAACGAAACCAAAAAGAAAATATCCGACCAGTCAAAACAAGCCCTTCGCGAAGATTTAAAGAAATTCAAAATCAACATAAAGTCTCCCCAATCTGACCCTCGCACCAACCAAAAGCCCCAGCCCTCTCAGCCCACTCATCCTCAGACCCAAGAGGATGGAGGGAGCAACACCGCTCCCTCACTTCCTCATGATTTTTTTAAAAACCAAAACAAAGGGGGTGGAATTATGAGTAAACAAAGAATTGAATATGATAGAAAATTTGCCAAACCAAAGGCTCAAGAGCTTGTAGCTCAAGAGCCCACCGTTAAGCATGAGCCCATTCAAGAGCAACAACAGCAACCAGCCATCGTAACCGAAATGCAGGATAGAATGGTCAGTAGAGTGAAAGGAATTGACATTAACGATAGTGAAGGCACACCTTCAAGAGCAATGAAGTGGGCAAAGAACGCAGTTGATAGACTACTCAAAGACTTCGTAACCGTCAAGAACGAAAAGATTGACAGAGAGGCGGTTTACAGAGGGCTAAGAGAGATCGCAATCATGATGGCGCTCGGTCCCGAAAATGAAAGCGAAACAAGAAAAGCCCTACTCTCACTGCTCAAACTTCTATCAACCGAAAACACTGTTGAATGGTGGGAGGAGGTAAAAGATAGAGTAATCTTCAGGATGCTAACAGCGAAGGACTACGACGAACTCGCAAACAGCGTCTTCAACTCAATTGATATCCTCAAGAAAGAAAGTGACCAGAAACTCAAAGAAGACAAGCACTTCGCACAAGTTGTCTTCGCAATCATCCTCAACTCCCTCTCAAGATACCTCTTCTTCAAGATAATACCACCACTCAAGCCTCAGGAACAGAAGCAACAACAAGCCGAAACATGGGAGGAAAGGAAAAAGAGACTTGATGAATACAAGCAAATCCTACGCTCACTCAAAACACCCGAAGAGAAATGGAAGTTCGTGATGAAGGTTCTACAGGGCGGTAACATTAGGTCAGCCGATGAGGTCATTAAGGGAGGAAACAATGCCTAAGGATATTGGTAACGTTCCTGAGGAGTCATGCCTATACTGCAAGCACTTTACAAGGGTCGCAGTTGACCACGGATACTGCGACCTCATGATGATGCTACCACCATCAAAACTACCAAGAGACCTGAGAAGAACAAGAGTATCTTTCTCAATAGTGAGCGGGGACGAAAAAGGCGCAAACATCTGGGTCGGAATAGCATTCTGTTGCAAATACTTTGAGTTCAAAGGCTCAAAAAACTCTGGAAACTTCAGGTTCCAATACTTTAACGAAGATGAGGAGGAAGAATGGTAA